ATGAAATATGGTCTCATACAGAGTATAGAAGACCAAGCCTCTCCAAGACCAGGAATTTTAAACATAATGTTTATAATACCGGATTGAAGTTTGATTGGTAATCTGTCTGTAGCTGAAGAAAGATCAACAGAATAAGCGCAGTTATATAAAACTGCTTTTTCCAGACATCTTTTAAAGCTTGAATCTTGATCGAACGTCCCATCATTGGGAAGTCTTTTCAAGAATTCAAAGAGAGCCATATGCAAAGGGTAAAACAACGATTGCGTCCAAATATCAGCAATTGCAAACACTCTAAGTTTACCAGCGGCTTCTTCTTTAAAGGCTAACTTACCTAAACAGATGTCATCAAATGACATTCCTTTAGATAATTTAACCCAAGAAGTTCCGTGTTCACTTATAGTTGCAAATAACCATTCTATCGTGTTATCCAACTTAAAGATTAGTTGAGATTTAGTCAGTAAAGAATAAATTCTGAACTGCTCATAAACTTCACTATATTTAGCTAAACCAATAGCGTCTGTTAAGACGTTTTGGATAGCCACCGATCCATTAGGACCAGCTTTAAGTGATTTTACAAAAGAATGGGCTGATAATGAAGGTAATCTATTAAAATAACCTTTGTTCTCATTTAAAATGATATGAGACTGAGATAGAATTTTATCTATTTCAGATAATTCTCCTTGATACAAATCAGTTATGGAATTCAATTTTGGATTTAAAGGCCCTTTTAAGAGTCGATAAACCGATAAAATTGACAACCATAATCTGATTGTACCTGGATGATTATTACGGATCGCTTTTCTATCCATTGTACCGATAAAAGTCGGTAACCCGTTTATTAAACGTGGCAATGGTATAGAAGGATCTATATCTCTCAACGATTGACAAGGTTTACTAGATAATTTACGCTGTACAGCTAAGTGACTTGCTTTTAACCATTTAATGGTAAAAGCAGTTCCATGATCTTTGTTATATTTAACAAGGAGCATGAAAAACTTATTGAATCGTCTAAGTCTAGGTGCAACTTTAGTTTTACCAGTAGCTATAGAAATTACTTTCCAAGCATACTTAGTTAAAACTCTCAGCAGGGATTTCTCCTTGCTCAGCGAGAACATCGTAACAATATTACTACTTAGTCGCGTCTTTGTATTAAACCGTGTAAAAATATTATTATTTTGCATTGTTTGATATATAAGAAGTTCTATGGTAGTGGTATCGTACGACTGCGCTGTTCCCCTTTCAGGGGACGCCAGTTCAAGTACAG